TGATGCGACAGTATTTCGCCGTCGCTATTTTAGCAATGGGGCACACATGGGCTTTATTTTGTACTCCACTGATCCCGACTTGACCGAAGAAATGGAAGAAGAAATAGCAAAAAAAATCAGTGAATCTAAAGGCGTGGGAAATTTCCGCTCTATGTTTGTGAATATTGCGGGCGGTCATCCTGACGGGTTAAAAGTGATTCCGATTGGCGATACAGGGACAAAAGATGAATTTGCCAACATTAAAAATATTTCGGCACAAGATGTTTTAACCGCACACCGTTTTCCTGCAGGTTTAAGTGGGATTATTCCTACAAATACGGCAGGATTAGGAGACCCCTTGAAATATCGTGAAGTGTATCACTATGATGAAGTCATGCCATTACAAGAGATTATTGCAGAAACAATAAATCAAGATCCAGAAATCAAAAACTTATTAAAAATCAAGTTCCGCGAACAAAATTTCGCAAAATAAATCTTTGTTTTTAGCCTGTACAAAAAGCCATTCATTGATATAATTATTTGCAGTTATTTTTTGTGATGGCTTTGGGGAAAATGGCAAGAACAACAGATATTTACTGCACTGTTTGCAATTCAAAATCCGTTATAGAAAGATCTGAAAGAATACACAGTGAATTTACAAGATATTATTGTGCGTGTAAAAACCCCCTGTGCGGTCACAGATTTGTGATGAACATGGAATTTGGTCACACAACACGAAGTAGCAAATTAACCAAAGATAAATTACTTGAGCTAGTTTTAAACAAACTTTCAGAAGAAGAAAAAACTAATTTAAGGAAGATATTAGATGAATAAAAAGCCGCTAGAAATAGCGGCTTTTATTATGCAGAAAGTAATCTATTTGTTGCTAGTTGAGACAAAAAGTTACTTCTATTTTTATATTCTGGATGGGTGGCAATAAACTGATCAATGCGGTGCAGTAATAACGCTGGAACCGTAATATTAATTTTTTCTGCCTTACCCATTAAATGGGTTAAATCTACATCAACAACAGTGACAATAAAATCTTTATATTCGGGCTGATTAATATATTGTTCTATTGGGTTAGATTTAGGCAATTCTTCACCATCTTCTAACATCCCTTCAATGTGAAAAGAGATTGCTTCTTTTGCGTTTAACATTGCTTCTGATAAGGTATCCCCAGCAGAAAAACAGCCTGGCACATCTGGCACAGATACCACATAACCATCACTTACTTTTTCGATACAAATCGGGTATAACATTTTTTCTCCTATTCTTATAAGGGGGGCTTTACAGCCCCGCTTGTTTTTTAATGCTTTTTTCTAAATGCCCCAAGTCTTTCCTTGGGTGGGGAATCGTGACCGTTCCCTTTTTTGTAGGATGTTTGTATTGATGATGACTACCTTTAACTCTATCTAAATACCAACCGTCCTCTTCTATCATTTTTATTGCTGTTTTGCTATCCACTGTTTCTCCCTCTAGCCTTTCAATGGTGGTTATTATACCCACTTAAAAAAATAAAACAACTATTTTATAGGTATAACAACCACTTTTTTTTAAAAAATTATTGCAACATCCCTTTTTCTTTCATTTCATGCAATGAAACATAAGACGATTTCAAACTGCCGTAAGGTGCTTTTGGCTCAAATAGCACCAGCATTTGCGGTTTGTTGTTTTGGTCTGTTTCCTCGCCTGTTTCGTTGTTGATGAAAGGTATACGCGAATTGGTGATATAGACGATTTCTTTTGCATTACGCACACACATATCAAACCATTTTGTCGAACCATCTACATTAAGCAACATTACCACCGTTTTGTTATGTAACACGCTTTGTTGGATTGCGCGCAACACAAAGGGCAACGGGTTACTATAAGGCGGATTCATCCAGCAATAACGCCCTTGCCAATCTGCTGTTAGCGTGTCTTGTTCTGGGCTGATAAATTTTTTCACTTTGGTGTTGTGCTGCATGGCACACGCATCTAAATCAAATTTGATGCTGAAATATTTTTCCGCATAATGAAAAACCCACCAAGGTGTAGCCCATAAGTCTTTATCTGATTTTTTGGTATTGGATTTAGTCATCATTTTCGCCTTATAAGTCTGATTCTTTAACAAATACGCCATTAATCATGCGTCCTTTGCGGTCTTTGATTTCATCCCACGCTGTTTGTACACAGCTTTCTAATGTTAATCCATATTCATTCGAAATATTGATAAGACAATATAATGTATAAGCAAAATCATATTCAAAATGGCGGTTTGCTTTTCCTGTATAATTTATTTTTTCTGAAATACTTGCAAATTTTGCTACACACTTTTCAATCCAAATATCAATCCCGGATATATCCAATACCAAGTATGGCAAAGGCATAAAATCAAAGTTGCTATTAGTTTGCTTATTTAAAATAACCATCACCACAAAGCAATCCCCGATGCTATCTTTCACTACATCAATTTTATTTTTTGATACTCCACTGCATAGCTCCCCGAATTCTTCAATAAGTTTGATAAATTGTTTCTGCGGTGTTGAACCCTCAATTAAATTGCGATCTTCCGCCCATTGTTCGATGTTTTTAATAAGTTGTTGTAAATCTGCCATTTTTCTTTCCTTTCAATCTCTACGTTTAATAACATTAGGTACTTCCACAATTAGGATTCGCTCAGGTGAAATTTTTAAATATTTTCTGTAATAGTTCGCGATTTCTTCCGCCTCGCTATACGTCACGGTTTCTCGGCTTGCGCGCCCAATTTTCCATTCTCTAGCAAATTCACACTCCAGCACCACGTATCGCTTACCATCAATTAATTGTATTTCTTCCATAAATATCCTTAGGCTAAAGAATACACAACACCCATATAAACATCCCAATAATCCCACCAATCATTCCACTGGCAAGCCCTAACAAAACGTGGCTTATACGTTCGCGTTTTATATCGTCTTCTAATTGTTTAATCGCGCGGACAAAATAGCGGTTAATGGATTCGCTTGATTCATTTTTAATCTTTAAACTGCGGTTAGTTTGTTGTAAGTGGATTGATAGCGCCCATACGTCTGCTTTTAATTTTTCTACTTCAAATTGACCGCACTTTTCCGCACACTTTGCTGCTAGAATTCGGCGAAGTTGTTTCTGTTTTCTTTTATTCATTTAGTTTTCTCCTATTGAATACGTTGGCTTTTATGAAAATCTTTGAGTTTTTGAAGGTTTCTCGGCACAGGGGAAAGCGACGTCATCATATTTTGATTCCGTTTCACTAACTGCACATCGTTTTCGGTGAGTGTTAAGGCTGTATATTTATCTATGGTTAGCCGTTTGTACTTGAATAAATAGTCTAATTTTTGTGCGCTAAGTGGGGCGCAGATCGATTGTGTCAGTAATTTGATCTTTTGCTCAATAATTGAGCGGTTACAGTTACTGACACAAGTCCAAGGCGCACTGCGTGCGCTATTGTTAGCGGTTGAGCTACGCTCAACCATAGATTCTGTGCGTTGCGCAAAATCTTGTGGGCGTTTTTTAATTTGCCATTTTTTAGTGCGTGAAATGACTTGTTTTAGGCTGAATCTATTCGCTAAACCAATAATGGATTTACGTTGTTCGCCATATTTATTCGCTGGCTTGGTTTCATAATCTAGCTTGATGGGTTGATCAGTACGTTTAGCCAGTGCCCCGCCTTGAATATCCATGTAGGCGGCATAATCATTCGCTATACCTGCTGCCGCTTGAGCTTTATCGATAATTTCATCATCGGCTTGACCGCTGATTAATCGGCGCAATTCACGCCAAACAGAAATTGATGCGCCACCGTAGAATTGGAACTGACGAATACCCCAACGGCTCGCCCATGCACGAACGCGCAATGCGTTATCGTGTAGGCTTAGTGTTGTGTCTTCGTCTGACACTTCGCCTGCAAGGGCGAAACCATCAATATTTTTCGCAATATATTTGGCAATGTAAGCCGTTGCGCTGCCTTTTGTTTTATCGCATTCTTCCACCTTGCAACGGTGTTCTGCTGCACCTTTTTCATTACCGTCTAACTCTAGGGCTTTTTGTTTAAATAATCGGATGACTTCTTCTTTGTGTTCTGCCGGCACGTAAGCTAACGCATGCCAGTGTGGCGTACCGTCTTTGTGCGGCTCTGCCACTCGCATACCATAAAATTTAATATCACGTTTTGCTAACAAAGCACGGAATTGTTGCCACACTTTGTTTAGATAGTTTTGCGTATCTCGTGGATTAACTCCCGACCATTTTTTGTTGCTGTTTCCTGCGTGGAATGATGATGGCGCAGTGAGGGTTAAAAATAAGGCTTCATTGTTATTTTCTTCTGCCCATTCTTCCAAGCCACGCAAGCGCACCATCATTTCATTACGACGTAATGCGGGGTTAGATGATGATTTCAAGAACATATCGAAAAGTTCGACCTGTTCTTCGGGATTGTCGATGTTTTCAATTATCATGGCGCGCAAGTAATCGTGATTCTTGCGTTGTTGGAGTTGCCATTCCTGAAAACTTTGATTAGAGATATAACTGGCGGCATTGGCGCGTACCTCGCCACAGGCAATGGCAACGTGTTCAACCATTCTGCGTTGCGTGGTGCGCATTTGCTTAAACCACCATTTTTCGCACGTAAGGCGAATTAAAGTGCTGTCAATATGTTCGGCTTTGATGCGTTTGTCGTTTTCGATTTTTTCCCAGTGAGGGATTTTGAAACCCGCAGAAAGGGCAATTTCACCACACCATTTATAGAGCTGATAGAAATAGCCTTGAATATCGTCCTCTTTGTCGTTTTCAATGCCATTTTTTAAAAAGTGGGTGCAATCAAATTGGAATTGAGTGAATGCTGTGGCGATTTGGTATGCCATCGCTTTCAGCTTACTTTCGGTGATTAAATAGAAAGGTAATTGTTTTTGCTTTTGTTGGATGCCGAACACTTGAAAACGGAATCCGCTGTAATGTAATTCGTTGTAGTGTTTGGCTAGTTCTTCACGGGTTGGTACGGTGGAGAACTGCACAGCTTGGTGCATTTCATCTTTAACGGATAGCAACCATTGCGGGGTATTGATGAACGCTTGCAAAAAATCTACGTTCACGTTGTATTGTGAAAAGACTTTTTGCAAACGCACATCTAACACATCGCGCAAATAATCATTAGCGTATCGGCGTTGTTTATTGCCGAGAGCAAATGCAATCGAGCCATCATCTTTAACAGAACGATAGGCCTTAATGTAGAGTTTACGGAAATATTCTCGCTGACGTTGACGTGGTAGGATTTCAAGTTTATTTTCGATAAACTCAAAATCAATGGGATTTGTGGCGAACAATTCTAACTGCGTCGGTGTATAAACGCTATCATCAAACGGCAAAAAAGTGCGGTCAAATTTATGCCCATTTTCTGCAGCTTGATAACGTTCACAGGCAACCACCGCCATATGTGCATTTTTGGCGATAACTATATTGTCGCGTTGCTGTTCCCACATTGATTGCATAGCTAATCTTCCCACATCCCAGCAATCGACCCTAATGCGCTTAAACGATCACATTTGCCGTCTTTTGCCCAACGGCATTCTTCAAATCGTTGATGTTCTTGATTGTCATAAAATGAACGGATCGAATAAGCATACCCGCCAATCAGTGGGTATGGTTCATTAATAGCAAGCAAGCTTACATCCGCAAAAATATAAGCTTTAAAACCATTGTTAAGACGGACTGGCGCACCTTGTAATGCTTGCTCTAAATTAAATTCAGTCATAAATATTTATTTTGTATGAATTAAATTAATAGATATGGATAAAAAAGGGTTTATGCCTGCGCATAAGTAGCTTGAATTTCGGCGATGCGTGTTACTTCACTGTGAATGGCATGTAGCACGTTGCGCATATCTTCAAGAGTTTCTACTTTCTCATTCATCAATTCACAGTAAATCAACTTGTCCACCAAGGAAGGTAAATCCTTACATACCTCGTCACCTTTGCGCTGGTAAGTGCCGTTTTCATTGAGTTCAATTTTGTACAGGATATAAACGTGGTTTTCGTTCAGCTTAAGGGCGTAACGTTCAGATAAATCAATAATGTGTTCTTGCATAAGATTTTTCCTTAATGGGCAAATTTGGTGTAGTTGATCCAGTTGTCTCCCGCCGTAATATATTTGCTGAAATAATATTTTTATCAGTTGTAGATATTAGTTCTCCATCATATCGGAAACAATATGAACTTGCCTCGTAAGGGATATTATTTCCATCCACTCCTATTCTATTTACTCCGAAAACATATGATTGATTTTCTATTGCTCTAGATTTTAGTAGTGCATACCACGCATCAATACGAGTTTTAGGCCAATTGGCGACATACAAAATGGCATCATAATCCATCCTATTCCTTGAAAAAATAGGAAATCTCAAATCATAGCAGACTTGCAACAAAAATCTCACTCCGAGATACTCCACAACAACTCGCTCCTTACCTTTGGTATAAATTTTATCCTCTCCCGCATAAGAAAAAAGATGTCTCTTATCATAAAAAGTAACATCTCCATTAGGCTTCACAAAATAAAAACGATTATAAAAATTCCCACTTTCAAATACCGAAACACTCCCTGCAATTGCAGTTTTTTTTCTCTTAGAAAAGGATTTCATCCACTCCAAACTCTCATTTTCCTTATCAGCTATCTCTTCAGCTTCCATACAAAAACCTGTGGAAAACATCTCTGGAAGTACAAAAATATCTGCTTCTATCATCTCCAAATAATCCTCTATTTGCCGAAAATTAATCTTTTTGTCCTTCCAAAAAATATCAAAATTTAATCCTACAATCTTCATCGTATTTAATTTTGGCAAAGATAATTGTTTCTATTGAAAACTTAAACTATCTTTGCTACAATTCAAAATCATTACAATAATGCTTAAGATTATTTTCATCATTTGTTTATGTTTTTACAACATATTTTCTGCTCAAAAAATAGAAAATTATCAAAATATTAAACCATTTTTGGAACGTTTGAAAACGAATAAACAAGTCTGCAATATACT